GGGTCAGCTCCTATTTCTACTTCCAGACTCATTTACCACATCATTAACCGCCTTCATAAATATTTCCTTTGCCCTGCTTGTAATTGCCACTGTCTTATTGCTTCCATTTTCCAGTGGCATAAATTTTTCCTTTGACATTTTTTTTATGTCAATTGCACCAGTAGCAACCAGGGCGCAATATGAAATTTCTCGCGTATGCTCCCATTTTGCCCTGTTTTCCCTTTCATAACCATACCGTCTTAACTGAAATTCCCTCCATGTCATATCTTCTACATATTCCATGGAGGGACATTTTAATTCTACTAATGCAAAGGACAGTATGTCAACGTCAAAGTTTATTTTTTCACTGGTGCCTTCCCCTTTCCCTGGACTTTAGTTTGTTCCTCGGTTGTTATTGATGCAGTGAAAGCATCAATAAACTTTATTAATTGACTTGAAAACAAACCGCCGTCCTCATCTATCATGTTCTCAACCTGTTCAAGTGTCAAATCTTCCTCAGGATTTCCTTTCTTTAAAGAATTAAATACAAGTACCGGGGCCACGAGTGGCATATTTTCAAGAAGAATCTTAAAAAATTGCTGTAGATCTAAGTCTAAATCTTTAACGGTTTTACCAATAACAGCAAGTCCAAACTTTGCTTTATATTCTTTCCCTTCAAATTTTAAAATAGTATGATTCATAGTTACACGTGTAAATCTGTGTTTGAAATTTTACCAATACCTAATAAGTTAACCGACCATGTTACCTCACCGTCAGCCGGAGCAGTTCTGTTTAATTCAGTAAGTAGACCTTTCCCAAATATTGTTTCTTTGCTACCATCCTCTAGAGTGGTTTCAATTTTCCAGAAAACAGGTTTATTTTCGTCAATTGACTTATCCATGGCATCTGAAACAGCGTTATAACTTGCTCTAATTCCATCGTTTTCTATGGCCACTGCATCACCTGTAAGAGTGTAACTTGACCTAACGTACGAAGGCTCAGGAGATTTATTACATTTAGTAATCGTTCCCTCTTTCGTCTCGTTGTTCTTTGTAATACCATTTGATGTTAAACATCCTAAGGGATAATAATTAGCAGTAACTACATTACCCTCCGCATCTTTAATGTCGCAATATAGAAACAGGATTTCTACATTACCATTTACATTTTTTTCACCTGCCATCTTCTGTAAGTTTTAATGAATATTTAATTATTTTTCTAAAAATCGTTTGTGTGGTTGTTGATTGATTTAAATCTAGTGGATATGACTTGTTATAGAATTGAACAATGAAATGATCAACAGTGATCACTTCAGTTCTCTGTAAGATTTCCTCAATAATATCATCCAAAAAAGCCCTGCTTCCAACGTTGCCCGAATACCTTGTTATAACATCAATATTGATGTCTCGCATCTTATCCAGCGAGCACTTGTTATTCCACTGATCTGACCCGCTTTGGGTAGATAGAGTAATTAAAAAGTCTTCTTTATCGGGTGTATTTGAATCGCAAATGCGTATTTTTTTACCATTTACAATCATGTAAGGAATATCATTTACTACAGTATCAGTAAATGTTGTAAAATAGTATTTTCTAATCCACTTGTCCGGATTCTTCATAATTCCAACCTCATTAGCTCTAATATAATGAAATAAAATGAATTACGAAATAATAAAATAAAAAAAACTCCTTGAAAAAGGAGCTATTATCGTCTTGAATTAAATCTTCTGGTAAGGTGCTCTAGGGCATCTTTAAGGTCCCGTATATATTTCTCTCGACCTTCGCTGTAAGCCGGGTAAAAATAGGGGTGAGGATGCAGCTGTCCCATACCATTTACATAAAATTGCCATGCAATATCTTTCCATTCTGGATCAACCTCAACATATACACCTGTTCCAAATTCAATGTATGCCCCCATAGGCAATTGGTTAACAAATATAACGGCCTTGAATCCATTATTTTCTGGTCTGAAATTTATAGATCGGTAAATTGTTCCTGTAGGGTCTAATTCATCAGCCATCGTTCTAAAATTGTCTTTAGCCTTTTCCGATATTTCTTGACCGTTTGCTATTGTAAGGCTACGAATCATATTTTCCCCCTCAGTGCCAAAGTTTTTTAAGGCAGCCAATGTTTCTCTGTAACCTCTAACTCTCATCGCACAATAAATTTAATTCCATTTGTTCTAGTCCTTTATGTTCCGTCCCTTTGATAAAAAATTCTTTACCTTGGTATCTGATAAAATGGTTTTCTGTGTATTCAATACTGTTCTTTTTATCTCTAACAGAAAATATAACCGGATTTACAAATTCTTGAATTCCGAAATTCACAAATTTATTCCCAGCATTGGTGGTTATTTTAGCGTAAATCTTTTTTACAAATACATCCTCAGGTAAGCTACCTCCAAAACCGTCAGGAACATGCTTTTTATTCCATATCTCAACGAGTCTATTGTATTCCCTTGCTAGCATACTAAAAAGCGTCTATTTGTGTCTATAATCTGCTTTACGTTTTCCGGAAGTAGAGTAGTATTGGTGTTCTTTTCTGCTTCGTAGTAGAAAACCTTAATCATTTGCAAGGCGCATTCTATTAATTCCGCTGGTGCATCGTCTTTAGAAGTGTACCCAACATTTAGCGTTATTGAATCTTGATTGCAGAATCTTAAGAATCCAGGATAATATAACGGCACGGCATTATCCGGAAAAACAGTAGTATTAACCGGATGGTCGTAGATATTGATATTATCAGAATAGCTTTTCCGGTATGTTCTATCCTGGGGCCGGAATATATGATTTGTTTGTTTTTCAATATATCCAAATGCTGAAGCAATCATTCTCTCTAAATCGGGATCGTCTTCTGTGAAGTCAGGATCCAATCTTAGATAACGCTTAACATCGTCAAGACTTAATATGTGATCATATCTATTTGCCATTAATTTTGATTTAATTTCGTGTAATCAACTGCGTTTTTCCAATCCGGCTCAAAGCTTCCCTTTTTACACGGAATTTCTTTTACTAATTGCCCTGTTATGATCAGGTAGTGATAATTTTCTTTATCAATAATTTCCTGAGCGAGTTCCCAACTGGGCGCATCAATCCGCATCCCGTCAATCCAAACCAATTCTTTGGTATTTTGGTTGATAACCTGCATCTGTGTACAGAAAAGAGGCATGGTTATTCAGCTGTTTTTGTATCGGCTTTTACTGTCTTTGAGCCTCCTTTGTCAACCTTCTGTTTTTTATCGGTAGTGACGGTAACCTTTTCAGACCCCTTTTCATCAACCCATACAGCGAGTCTTCTGTTTACAGCAGCTCTATTTCTTTCGGGTCCTAAATCTAAGACCTGACCAACTTCATAAACCTTGCTAGCATCATCTTTGTCAGGTGCCGGCTGAATCATTTTGATTTTTGACATACTTTTTTATTTAAACGTTATTCTCTAATATAGTGATTTTCAGATTAATTTCAAATAAAAACCACGCTAATAAATAGTGTGGTTAAAATAAAAATATGAAGATTATATAAAGTACTACTAAACCGATACAGTAGAATTTCCTTTGATGAAGTAATCAGGACCATATACCGGAAGGGCATAGTTTCCTTCAATACGTACCGTTACTTTGTTTTCGCGAACGTTAGTACCGTCTTCAGCAAAGAATTCTATTCTCATTCCTTCCTGTGTTAGTAACTGGGCTCCCATGTCAAAATCACCGACAACATAATCAGGCGAATTGATAGCTGTAGATGCCCATGCTGGAATACCAAAAACATAAAGTTGACCGTTTACAAAAGTAACACCTTGTGGCAAGTCATATTCACCAGAACCTGCGGCCTTATTAAGGAAGAAAGAGTAATAATCTTTTGGTCTTAGTAAGATTCCGTTAGCGTCTCTCTCGTACGTATCTTCTAATGAAGAAATGTCTTTAATTATTTTTTCAATCAACGGATCAGCAGATGCAGCTGTTGACGTAACAAAGTTCCCAGTAGCTAAAATTCCTTTTAGATTTGGCGTAGTTCCGTCACCATAAAGGACCTGAGCATCTAGTACTCGCATGAATTTTTCCGGAAGCCTTTGCTGTAAATAAGAGATCATTCCCGGCACATTATTAAGCATTTTTCTAGAAATTCTCAACCAGCCGGCAATCGTCTCTACTTGTACGGTTGCTTCTTCCAGATCTAGGTCAAATTGTGGCTTTAATGCGCCTTCTGCTACTGGCGCAGGGTTTCCTTCTCCGTTCCCTTTTTCTCTCATGAAGGTAAAGGAGTTTCCGGGACCAATTGAGCCGCCAGGCAGAATGTCTCTCATATGAACCTTTCTGTTAGGGTTCGTCCTGATACCCGGTTCCATGATCTGCCCGTATCTGTTTCCGCCAGTAACGTTAGCTGTAGACATATCGCCAACCGCCTTAAGTTCCAAGGAAAATGATTTAGTTTCTTTTCTTTCGAATTTCGCTAAATCATCCATTTTCGATTCCATTTCTGCAGCTAGAACACTTCCGAAAGATTTATTTTCCACTTCTTTATCTACCTGCCCTTTAACTTTCATCGAAAGTGTATCTAAATGCTGTTGTATTGCATTAAGATCAGATGCTGAAGCCCCGCTTTTCTTTAGTTCGGTAAACTGTTGCTCAAGCCCAGCATAGTCTTGCTTTAGTCTGTCAAATGCTTGATTTGATTCTGCCGTTTTTGTGTCGATATGCTGTTTTGCTTCTGACAGTTTCGCCTGAACAGCCTCTAAAATTTGATTTTCGTCCATTTTGTTAGAATGTTAAAATTTAAAATTGTTTATTGATTTTAGCAACGGCTCAAAAGACGGGGTGTCAGATTTAGACGGCTCCATTTCTTCCTGAGTGTTTTTTGTTAATGTTTGTAAAATAGATTCGATTTGTCTCAACCTAGTATCTGAATATTTCAGATTATAAGACTTTTCGATAAGTTCAAGTATGCCATATGTACTTTTAATAGACTTTATGCCCTGAACGGTTGACAATTCATTGGCTCCCCAACTGGAAAGAAACGAGTATTCCATCAGCTGATATTCAGTAATTATTGACTTTTTACGCTCATCACGTCTTATCACTTTATACCCAATAGATAATTCAGCATTGAGGCCGTTATCATGCATTAATTTGACATCAGTAAACATATCTCTACCGAGGTCTTTATTCATATTAAATTGGGTAGTTGTAAGCAGACCGAATGAATCCTTTGTGTCAATAGCCAAAGGTACGCCGATCATTTCCCGTGGGTTATGATCTTTTAGTACACGAATTCTTTTGAAATTCTCAGAAACGGTTTTATCAAAAGATCCTTTTGCTGAAATGTCGCCGTCCGAGTCTTCGAAATCGTAGGCATTAGCATAAGCT